AAATTCGGTGGGAGCTAAACGGCGAAGCTGACAAGCTGGAGCCGATCCGCGATGCCAATCTTGCGCTGCGAAACGCAGCTGAGTATTGGCAGGAAGAGGCTGAGAAATTGGCTGAAATTTAACGCAGAAATAACCGGCTTGTCCGGTTGATTGCCCGGTTAGGGCGCTGGTGGAAAACTGAGAGGAACCGAACCATGCAATACATACTGACACAACAAGAGTACGAGGCGCTGCAACGTGACAAAAAACTGCGCACTGAAGGGCAAACGGAAGAACTGCAAGCGTTTTGCACCCTAGCCGCAATGCACATTCCTGTGCCTCGTCCGTGGGCACAGGACAAGACGCCAGCGCCTTGGGGGTGCATATTGGGGCCGAGAGAACAAGACCCCGGCTACTGCGACGACTGCCCGGCTCAGAATCTTTGCCCAAGCAAAGGCAAGGAATGGTCGCAATGAACGTGCGTCCTAACGCGATGTAGACGGCAGTGGTTGCCGTCTATTCTGGCAATATTCACCATCAAAACAGCCTCTAGCCCATGCCAAATAAGGCTAGAGTGCTCATCTAAAAATAGCACGAAAGGATGTAGAAATGACCCCAACAAAAATTGAGATCGCCGTCCAGGGCGTGCCTGTGCCCACTGACGAAGCCTGGTGAAGCGCCCCGCGATATTTGACCCGCAACCGCTGAGATAAACAAGCAGCCGAACAAGTTGCGCCAGATGAAAGGAAATTGCGCTGCAGGAAAGATCAATCCGGTGGATAGCCGGTTGTGAAACTCGTACCCGTAGACCATGCGCTGTCCACGTTGTCGCTGTCGCGGTACATGCAGCGCCAGTAGTGGAGAGTGTTGGCGGCTAGGTTGCTTGGGACGGTATGGGTGACGGCCCCGCCACTAATATCCCCAGAGTCATAGACAGGAGAGGCGAAGTCCGAAGTCGTGTCAACCTGCCACCGGCTGGCCTGCTGTGCGACTCCATAGACACTGCCGTAAGCATTACCTGTCAGCGTCGGGGCAACAGCCACACCAGTAGCTCCGTTCGCCGGGGTGACGTTCGTTGGAGTGCGGACGAGGGGCATAGAGCCTTCGCCTGCAGGCCCTTGTGGTCCAGTTGAACCTATCGCAAAGGTTCAAGAGAGTACAGCCCGAGTCCCGTCTGGATTCACAGCCCAGAGGCGTAAAGCCCCCTCGTTAAGGTCTAGGTGCCTCAACCCCGTGTATGCATCACCGCAATTGGCAGTCACATACAGGCGGTAGTATGTGTAACTTCCAGGGGATGTCACCTCAAACATTTTTGGCGTAGCTACAGCCCACGAGGTAATATTCGTCCGCGAGTCGAGGTCTGTCCATGATGTGCCGTCAGACGACCCCTGCAGCTTGAAGTCTTTTGGGCACCGGTAAGGGAAATTATCAACATCCCATGGGGCGATGGTGTAACCGTAAATAGTCTTTGCTGTTGGGAACTGGTAGGCCAACCATTGCGGCAAGGATGATCCGTCTGAAAGCCACCCACCCCAGCCTGTTGTCGAAAATGCGTGCCAAGGTGCTACCCCTGACCAAGTTGTGCTGGCAGATGCAACTCCAGACGGGAGCGTGTTCGAGGTCATCTCAGGGACGGCGCTAACCCCCGAATTACTCAGGGCGGCATAGATCACCACTGCTCCTGCAACACTGCTCGGTATAGACACGCCGTCGTTTACAACAACGGTTTCACCGCCCCCACCCCCAGACGCCGCAACCTCATTGATCGCCGCCACCAGATCACTTTTCGCTGCGGTAGTCAGCGCGCCCAGATTCCCCTGCTTTGTGAGCAGATATTTGATGTCCGCACCAACGGCTTGTACCAGGGTGGTGAGTCGGGATTGCAACGACATGTGGTTACACCTTGGCCGCTGTGTAGTCCGTCACAAAATTGTGATCCGGGTCGCCCACTCCGATGTTGGCACAGGCCTGCTGCTGCTGGGGCAGCGTGAGGGTTTGGGCGGCATCAAAGCGCACGCGGTTGGCCAGGCCGGTGGCGATGGTGGCGGCAAAGTTGGGGTCGTTGCCCAGCGCCGTGGCCAGCTCATTGAGGGTGTCCAGGGTAGAGGCCGCGCCATCCGTGAGAGCGTTCGTCACCGCCACCTTGGCGGCTTCGATGGTGTCGTAAATCTTGTCTGCCGACCAGGTGACCGTGGTGTCGCCATTGCCCGCCGCGTCATTGATGGTGGCCCCTGCGCCGCCAAGAGCGGCGTGGATTTCATTGATAGCGGCGACCAGATTGGTCTTGGCCGTGGTTGCCAGTGCGGTCAGGTCGCCCTGCTTGGTGGTCAGGGTCTTGATATCGGTGCCGATGGCTTGGGCCAGGGCGATGATTTTTGCTTCGAGAGACATGGGTTTTCCTTTCTGGGGGTTGGGTCAGGCTTTCGCCAGGATGTAATAGGCCAAGGGGTCGGACACCAGGTCGCCCACGTCGCCCGGGTCGCCCTTGGGGCCGCGCAGCACGTCGTACAGTGTTGCCGCCACTACGGGGGCCGGTTTGACGACCGTTGCCCTGCCGACCGAGCCGACGCCCGTCAGTGACAGCTCGACAAACAGGGCCGGGGCCAGCGTGATGGATATTTGTGCCATATCAGGCCCCTGTCACGGCGCGAATGACGGGCAGCAGCAGAGTCGAGGTGTGCACCACAGTGCCCCCGGCGTCCGCGTACCGAATGTCCAGTTGGTGTTGCCCGGCGGACCAGGTAGCCACGTCCGCAGCGGCGGCGTACAGGGCAATGGGCGTGGCCCCGTCCACCGGCACACCCAGCGTCACCTGGATGCTGCCGATCAACGCGGCGGTGCCGCCCGTGCTGCGCAACTCGCAAGTGGCGGTCCAGGTGCCTGCGGGCAGGCGGCAAGTTCCCGCGTAGCTGAACGTGTCGCCGATTTTGTGGGGAGAAAATTGTGTGTTCATTTAGGGTGTGATTTCTGCATGGTTGATACGTTTCAGGGTCAATGTGACCGTGCCAAGGGGGGCTGAATCCACCAAAGCCCTGGCTATCAGCACCCCACTCATGGACCGAGAGTCCTGCGCCACACTCAGCGTGTTCCCGGCGGCCGTGATCTTGGGGATTGGCAGATTGGGGAACCCTGCGGTATCCCATGCCCCCGACCAATAGTCCCATGCGGGCACTTCTACCCCGTCGATATCGAGTGAGGGTGGCAGCTGTACTGTTGCGGGCGCAAACAGGGCGTCCGGCTCTGCAGGCAGTGCGGGGGGGAGCTGCAACGCAACCGGCTTGCCTTTCCACGCCACAGTAATCTCGTCCCCCGTCGAGGGACTATCGAACCACAGCGTTGGAGTGAACGACACCTCCCACTGGACCGCCGCAGCCCCCTCCACCACCGCCACCCACAGACCCGGCCAGTGTTCATAGGGCCGCCCTGCGGCGTGCGGCTCCCGCACCGCCTCCAGCGCCGTGATCCGCTTGCCGTCCTCGTCCATCCACCCCCACCACCACGGTGGCTCAGGCTGCTGCTGCGCCACCACCTGGGCCACCGGCAGGCGCTGCAAGCGGATGCCGATCCCAAGGTCCGGGGTGCGCTGGATAGTGCGCGTCGTGCTCATACGATCACCTCGATCTCAAACGCGGCAAAGCCCGGCATGCTGACCGTCAGGGTGTGCGCGCCGCGCGGGGTTTTGAACTGCACCCGCCCGGCAGCGTCCGTGGTGGCGCTGTGCAGGCCATCCAGTGTGACCGTGGCCCCGGCCAGCGGGTTGCCCTGGTCATCGGACACGGTGAACGTGGCCACGCCGTCGCGGTAGTTGACGACCGTCTCCGCAGCAGCAGCCGGGTCGATGGCCGCGTTGCGGCGCTGCAGCGCAATGCGCGGCGCGGCCTCGGTGTAGAGCGTTGCGGTGATCTGCAGCTGCGCTTTCTCACGGTCATGCACCACGGCAGTGACCAGTGCCAGGCCAGCGGGCACATGCGGGTGCGCCAGCTCAAGGGTCTGGCCCGCGCGCAACGCTCCGACACGGGCATCCACCTCGGCGCTCACGCTCCACTGGGTGCGTGCCCTGTCTGCCAAGGCGGCTGTGGCAAACGCCAGGGCGTCCCGTGCACGGCGCACGGCGGGCAGCTCCAGGTCCACTACGCGCTCGCCCCAGCGGGCCAGTGCATCCGGGGCAGCCAGGCGCAAGGCCCCGCGCGCGGCCCCTGCAGCCCAGTCGTGGGCGTACACCACGCGGGCTACTGTGGCCAGTGTGGTGATGTCTGCGCGCGCACTGATCGTGTGGGTGTTGACCACACCCAACACCGCCACCGGCGCGCCCGGTGTGCGCGGTGTCACCACCCCGGGGGACCAGGTGGCCTGCAGCGGCTCGATGACGTTCGCAATGGCGGCACGCAGGGTCTGCGCCTGGTCTATCACCAGGCCCAGCTCAATCTGCCCGTAGTGCTCGTCCAGCCCGCCCCAGGCTTGCGCGGCGTCTGCGTGAGCGCACAGGCGCATCAGCTCCCGCACGATGCCGCCCGGCGTGGACAACAGCGCGCCAGTAACGGGGTGGCGTCGCCCCGCCACGGTGACGGCAACGGGGTCTTTGGTGGTGGGCTGCGCCAGGCGCAACACCGACACCGCGTGGCCAGTGGCATCCAGGCGCTGCTGCAACGCCCAGCCTGTAGTGGCCTTGCCTGCCACTGTCACGCGGTCCACGGCCACCACCGGGTGGTCGGCAATCAGCCACTCCTGCCCCGTCAGGTCCAGCGGCACCGGTGCCAGGGTCGCGCGACCAAACACCCAGGGCAGGTAGCGGCTTGCCGCATCCGCCCGGTACTTGGGCAAGTCGGTCGCGCGGCGCAGGGGCAGCGCGTCGGTCAACAGCAGGGGCAGTGCGGCGGTTGTCATATCAGGCCTCCAGCTCCAGGGTGACCTCGGGGCCCACGCCCACGGTCTGCACCGCACCGGCGAACACGACCAGGCCGTCCCGGTCCAGCTCCGCCCGCAGGCGCAACACATTGGCCGCAGCCACACGGGCCGTGTGCTGGCCGCGTGCGTTGTCAATGGTCACCGTCATGTTGGGCACCTCGCCGTTGATGGCGCTGTGTTCTGAGCCGATGGCGGCAATGTCCGGCTCGGACCACTGCAGCGGTGGCGTGGCAAAAAGGGTCACGGTGTACATCGGGCCGCTCCCATCAGGCCAGCACCGCCCGCAGGGGCAGGTCCAGGCTCACAACATGGCTCTGGTGGTCCTGCCAGTTGAAGAACTCTTCCATGGCGATTTCGTCCGCGTCGATCAGGGCGATGCTGGCATCCACCGCATTGGCGATGTTGGGGAACAGCGCCAGCGGCTCCAGGCCCTGCGCCACACTGTGGTCAATGATGTCTACCAGCGCCGCCGCGTTATCGGCCAAGAGGGCGGAGCCGCTGTCCAAGTCCCAACTCCAACTGCCCCCCGTGCCCGCGCCCCGGTACAGAGCCGCAGGGTTGATGCCCGCGCCGCGTGCCAGGCCGTACTGGCGCTTGAGCGTCATGCGGGACGGCCCCACTGTGGGCTGCCAGCCCATGCCCGCCCACAGCCAGCCAATGGAGCCGCCGGTACCGGCACCGGTAATCACCACCCGCAGGTAGCGCGCCTGCGTGGGTGGCGCACCGTCCGCGCGAGGTGCTACGGCCAAGATGATGCCTTTGCGCAACTCTGCGGGTAGCGTCCAGTCGGCAGTGCCCAGCAGCCCTCCGCTGACCACCACCGTGGCGTCCAGGGGCACGCTGTGCAGGGCCAGCATGACCACCTCCAGCGGCTGTGCGCTGCCAAAGTCCACGTCCAGCGTCACAGCGTCCCCGTCCCAGGCAAATGCCTGGCCGATGCGCGGCTGGCGCATGCGCGCCACACCGTGGGTGGCGATGGCGGAAAACTGCCAGGTGTCGCCTGCCGCGAACGACGGCGCAGTGCCCGGCTCGGCCACCAGGTGCAGGCCGTCGCCCAGGTCCAGCGGCGTGCCGCCGTACAGGTTGGCCGTGGTCCAGCTACCGGTATCCCTGCGCCAGCGCAAGGCCCCGCCCTCGATGCCAAAGGCCACCGAGTCGCCCACCTCGAACGGGATGCCGCCAGGGGTTAACTCCACCGTGGCGGGCGCATGCGCCCACGGCGTGGGGGCACCGGCAAGCCAGGCCCAGTCGGCAAGGGCACCCAGCACCGAGCTGCGCACGGTCCAGGTTTGCGTGGGGTCGCCATTGGCCCCGCCGGTCAGGGGCGCACTGGCCGCCCCAATGAGAGGGATCACAAAGCGGTCGCCCTCGGCCCAAGACCCTTGGCTGTTGGTACCCGCAATGCGGATCGTGATGCGGTCGCCCTCTTTCAGGCGGTGCCCGCACTGCGTAATCAGGCCAAAACCAAATTCCTGGGTGCTGACGATCTTGCCATCAGGCAAGCGGCGCGCACTCACAAAAGGTTTGCCTGTAAACGCTGGGAGATAAAAGCCCTCGGCGTCTTCCCACCAGTGGGTACCGCCGTGGTCACGCCAGCAGGGACTCCCTGCACCGCTGGCGTCAGATTTTGGGGGTATGCCCGCAATGGTGCGCACCCAATCCATCTTGGCTGCATACTTTTGCGGGAAATACTCCATGAATTTGGCAAAGTGGGCGCGACGGTCCGCAATACCCTGGGCATATCGAGCCGGAGCGTGCGCTGCAGTGTGCATGGCGGCGTTGTATTGCTCAGTAACCTCGTGGTTATAGGTGGAGAAACTAGACCCCTCAAGAAGCTGCGGGGCTTTTACAAACGGCGGGGGGATGGTCGCAGGCCAATACGGCTGGTCGATGGCCGCACCCGCTGCGGCTATCGGCACCGACAGCCCGGCATCCGTCACCGACACCACCAGGCTGGTGCGTGCCGCTGTCGGCATGGTCACGTCAAACGTGGAGAGGTCATCCGCCCACACGGCCGCAGAGTCATCAGGCAAACGGGCGCTGGCAGACGATGCCGCCACAGTGGCCACCTCGATAGCGTCCACACGGTAGCCCCGGTGCGACAAGCTGTTGACAATCTCGTCGCCCAGCATGACGGTGGCCCCCGCAGGCATGTCCCCCACGCGCACCGTGCGGATTTCAATCGTCGCGGAGGAATCTGATTTGCCAGTCAGAATGCCGACGCCGTTGAACGTATCGGCATCCCACACATTGGCCCCGGTCGGCAGTGCTGCATCCGCCCCGTTGACCTTGATGCTGGTGACCCGCACCCGGCTCTGCGCGCTTTGCTCCCCAGGGTAGCGGGCGGCGTCATAGACCCGGCCCACCGCAAAATCCCCCCAGGCTTTGACAGGTCCCATGTCCGTGACCGTAACCACCACGTCAGTTACCTCGGACACGGTGAATGCCGAGCCATTGGTCAACCACACAGCGGCACCCGCCACGGGCAGCGTAGCGTCAAGAGGGGTGCCCGTCACTGCGCTGCCGTCCACGGTGATGCCTGTCACCGTGTACTTGTGCCCGTTGACCGGGTTCAGGTAGCTCGATCCCACCACCATGGCGCGCGGCGTCCACTGCGCCGGGTTGGCCCCGCCGTCCGCCACGGAGCCAACCAGGCCCCATTGCTGGCCCAGGTTGGCATAGGGGGCCAGTTCGGCCTGCAATTGCACGAACACACCATCCCAGGCGGTAGCCGCCGCAGGCACGTCGTAAATCTCGGCCAAGGCCTCGGCCAGGATGCCTGTGCAGCTTACTGCCGTGTCCACGTCCGCCTGGTCAAAGCCGACCAGTGCCAGATTGCTGGCAACAAACCCCGAGTGCCACTGGTACAAACTGACCAGGCGCGTTTGATACTCTACGTCCATCGCGTCACCCCCTTCTGGCGCAAGGCCCAGGCACTGTAAATTGACCTGGAGTGCCGTGGCAGTGCTACAGCTGCACTCGTCCGGCGGTCGTTGCTTGTACTCAAAGGTCACCTCCTTGTTGGTGGCTGCTGTTCCCAGCAGCAAAGGTTTGAAACAGATAGCGGGCAGGCCCTCGCCTTTTTCGCGGGTGGTCGGCACAAAGCGCGCGGTGATGGCGGCGGCCAGTGCAGCGGTAACCGATGGCTGCTCAATCGTGAACTGCACCGGCCCTTGGGTGTACAGCTGCCCGGTGTACGCAGCGGGCAAATTGCCCACCACGCCGCCGGACACCGACCACGCCTGCCCTGCCCCCGCGCCCACGCCACCACTGCCCAGGCAGGTCACGGTCACGTTCTGGGTGGCAGCGCCCACAGCCACGTCGCCCACGCGCATGGTGGCCGTGCCCCGGGTGGCCGATGCAATCACCGGCAAGGCATGCGCATCGGTGCGCAACGGGATGTCGGTGACCGCCTGACCGCCGGGCGCGCGGTCTTGCGCCACCACGCCCAACACCTGCACCAGGGCGCTGCGCGCCTGCACTTGCGTCAAAAAGTCGTACATCGTCACAGCGGTATAGGCCTCGGTGGCTACACCGTCGGTCACCGTCACGGTGTAGTCCCCGCTCACCTCTCGGATGCGGGTGTTCTCGGGCACGTCGTAGGCCAGGGGCGGGTCCAGCCGGTAGGTAAAGCGCCCGCTGTCCCACACCTTCCAGGAGCGGTGCACGGTAGGCAACCCGGCAAAGGCCATGCGCAGGGCACCGTCTGGGATGTCCGCGCCCGTGGCGGCGGGTTGGCCCCAGTCAAATTGGGGGCCGTCAAACACGTTGGAGCCCGTGCTCATTTTTTCCAACGTCGCAAAGGGCAGGTTGGTGAAGGTGAGGTTGCGGCTTACGCTGAGCGAAACACTGTTTCCCAGTGCACCAATGGCCCGCGCGGCCAGTTGCACGCCAAAAAAGTCCAGCAGGGCCGGTGTGGGCGAGGTGCCCGCATCCAGCAGGGTAAAGCGCAGCGTCTGCGCGGCTGCGCCCACGTCAATGGATTGCACGGCCAGTGTGCCATTGCCCACGCCCGTCACCACCGGAGTGGAGGCCCGCAGCGCCCCGGCAGAGCCGCCCAGCACCTCCACGTCGATCACGCTGTCTTGCGCGCCCGTGTAGGGGCCGCTCAGGGCCATGGCGCCGTTGCCGCTGCGCTGGGCCGACAACTGGTACAGCTGGTGGCTGGCGCGCTGTGCGCTGGCGGCGATGGCGGCCGTGCGCACCAAGTTGTGCTTGTTGCCAATGATGCGGGTGCAGGAGATGGGTTGCATGGGGAGTTCGGGGGCTGTCTGGGCGGCGCGTCAGGCTGCGGGTTACCCCGCGCTCACGCCCTTGCGCTGCAGGTTGTTGATGGCGGGCATGATGGCCCGCGCGAGTTTTTCCACATCGCCCCGGCTGGACATATTCACTCCGGCTGCCACGTTGATCGTCAGGTTGGTTTCCGACGCCTTGACCGAGCCGCTGCTCTGGCTGGAGTTGACAGGCGACGGCTCGGGCACACGAGGTGCGGGGGCCGGTGCGGGCGGCGTCTGTTGCACCAGCTTGATCACCCGCTGGGTTTGCTCGTCCTGGGCCACTGGATCGCTTGGCGGGTTGCCGGTCGGGGTCTGGCTCTGGCGGGCGTCCCCGGATGCGCCCCCCAAAGTGGGGTCCGCATGCGCGCGCGCCTTGATGTTGCGCATGACCGTGGCGTTGATTTCCTTGGTCAGCTCCAGGTAGTTGACCGGGTTTTGATCACGGTAAAACTGCTGCACCAGCGCCAGCACCTGGGCCTCGGTCAGCTCGTTGCCGCCCTGGGCCTTGATGCGGTCAAACAGGCTGCGCTCAGTCTCCCGGTACTCCACCCGGCGTTTGCCCTGGTCATCCAGCGCAAAGCCTTCGGAGTCGCGGTTCAGTCGCTTGTTTTCCAGGTCGATGGCGCGTTTCTTGAGGTCGTTCTCTTTTTCCAGGGCGGCAATCTTTTTTTCTTGGACAGCGTTTTGCTTTTCCAATGCGCTGGTCGTCTTGTCGATTGCCGCAGCCGCCTCTCCATTGGTCTGCACCACCATCTTGCCGTACTGGTCGAACGTAACGGTCAACCCTTTGACCGCCGCCTCTTGCTGGAGCGCGGCCTCGGTCGCAGCCCGCTGCCCGCTGCCTACGTCGCCGCTGGCGTCCAGGGCCGTCTGCGCATAGGCCGTGAATGCGGCTTTCAGTGTGCTGACGGAGGCGTTGGCATCGCCTTTGATTTTTTCCCACGCGGCGGTGTTGGCCTCGGAGATTTTCTTGAGTTCTTCGGGGGTCTTGAGGCCCAGTTGGTGGTAGGCCTCTGTCAGACCATCGACCGCTTTTATCTCCCGTTCGAGATTCTTGATTTCGTCTTGCGACCCCTGAACCTTGGCCTGCTTGATTTTCAGCAACTCCAGTTCAATGTCCAGGAGTTTCAGCTTCGCTTTGCCCTCTTCGGTGCTGCCATCCACTAGCTTGCGCTTCATCTCAATTTCGATGATCGCGGCTTTGATCTGGAGCTCGTCAATCTTGATCTTGGCCTCTATGGCCTTGATGGCCTCTTTTTTGGCCTTGGTGTCGTTCTCCTGCGCCTTGGTCACGTCCCCGGTGACGCGAGCCTCCTTGGCCAGGGATTCATAGTGCTTCTGCCGCTCTGTCGCTTGCGCCTGGCTGACCTGCAGGTGTGCTACTTGTGCCTGGGTGGCTAGTTGGGTGCCCGCGATGCTGTCCGATATGGCGTCTCGGTAGAGCGCCGTGGCTTTCGCTAGTTCCCGTTTCGCCGCCGTCACCTCTTCGTCGGTGCGTTCACCCTGCGCCGCCTGAACTTCGTATTGTTTTAGTTTTTCTTTCGCCTCTTCTACCCGCGCGCCAAACTCGGTGATTTGCGTCGAATGGTCTTTCAGCAATTCGATTTGCAGGCTGCGCTCAAACCGCGCTTGCTTCGCGGCTTCGCTGGACTGATTGGCTTGCTCTGTTTCTGCCTGGCTCTTGAGGATCAACTTGTCCAGGGTGTCCACTTGCACCTTGATCTGGTCAGCAGAAATCCCCCTCGCCTGCGCACTGGCTACTAGCTCTGCCTTCTGCGCGATCAGCATTGTTGTCTCGGCTGCTTGGCTCGCCGCAACTTTGTCCATCGCGGCCGCGTACATTTCCGCCGCCAAGAGGCTGGCGCGCTGGACCTCGACAGTGTTGCCTGTCAGCCGCGCTACTTCGACAAGTGTGTCGCCTTGGATTTTGGCTGCTTTTGCGGCTTTTTGGTAGGCCTCCGTCTGAGCCTCTTGTGACTTTAACAACTCTGCCGCTGCAACGTTGTACTGGACAATCTTCGCTGCAGCGCTTAGTGTTGCGTCCCCGGCCAACGCCGTGCTCAAGGCTGTCAGTTTCTGGGCCGAATTGAGCTGTGTATTGGCATTGACTGCCTGCACTGTGGCCGCCGTGCTGCCGGTCATCGTTGCCGCAGTTGCCGATGTTGCTGCCGCAACGGCATTCGTCGGCTCAATCAGCGCATTGAGCGCGGCTGCTTGCGAAGTCAGGCGCTGTCGAGATTGCTCCACAGCTTCCGTCATCAATTCCACCGCCGCCTTTGGGGAGGTAAATGCCACCGCCATCGCCGCCAAGGACTTAACTGCCAGGAAGAGGGCTTCGCTCAATGCACTCAGCCCGAGAGTGAAAACGCCGACTGTTCCCCCAAGGACTTTGATCGCCAAATTGAGTATCTGCGCCCACCCGGAATCTCCTGCGTTCTGCGCAGTCTCGCTCAGCAACCCCTTGAACCTATCCCACGACGGCACTATGCCGTCTACTTCCCCTTTCATCGTGTTCAACGCAGAGGTAAACGGCCCAATGAAGTCCCGCGTGGCAAGCTGGCCGCTCTCTACCAGCTTGATCAACTGAGCCTCGGTGATGCCCAAGCCCTTGGCAGCAAGGCCCAGGGCGCCAGGGAGTCGATCCCCGACTTGTGCACGCAATTCTTCAAGGCTGACGACCCCCTTGCTGGCCATCTGACCGAGTGCGTTCAGTGCGCCGGCAGTAGCCTCTGTGCCCAGGCCCAGGGTCGCGGACACCGCAGTCAGTGATTTGAACAGCGCGTTTGACTGCTCCATGGGGATGTTGGCCATTTTCATGGCCGCGCTGAACTTCACGAACTCTTGGCTGAGCGCGCCGAAGGCCACGCCGGACTCGCTACTGCTCTTGCGCAAAAAGTCGATCTGTTGGGCGGCAATGCGCGCATCCCCATACACCGCCGTCAAGCCCCTGCGCATCTGGTCACCCTGGACCACCGCATCGAGGAATGCTCGGCCCAGTTCTTTGACCTTGTTGACCAAGTAGCCCACGCCGTCGGCTATGAGATTACCTGCAGCGATCTGCCCTAGAGAGTTGGCGAACAGTGCTGACGCTTTGTCTGCAGTTGTCAGGGCGCCCTCGGCCTTGCGAATCTCCCGCTCAAGCGCCTTTATCTTGGCCTCGCCAGAAGTGAACGCGCCGCTAAGCGACTCCCCGGTGGTGGCCGCCTTCGCCCGGATCGTCTCCATGGCATCGCGCACTTGCGTGATCTCTGCGCGCAGGTCAGCGGCAGAGCGCACCCCCAGTGTGCGAAACGCATCGTCAATCTTTTGCGCAGCAGCCTTCGCCGCCAGCGCGGTGTTCGCGGCCTGTTGCTCGGCTTTGTCCAGTTCTTCGCGCCAAAAACGCACATACTCGCCCGCTTGCACCAATGCGCGGGCATCTGCCGCTTGCTTGCTGAACGCGGCTTGCGCGGCAAGTTCCCGCTCGGCGGCGGCCAAGACCTCTGTCTCGTGGGCGAGTTTTCGCGTGCTCTCCGCGGCTTCAACCAGGGCAAAGGCTTCCCGTTGCCACTTTGCTGCCGTGTCGAGTGCCGCGACTTGCTTTTGCGTCGCGAAAATGTCCTCTAAGGCGCGGTCAAACGCATTTACCTCCTGGGCGGCCTGCACAAGACTGCGTGCCTCGTCGGCCATTTTTTCAAACGGCTTAATAGCGGCCAGGGCGCGCTGCTCTGCGGCGAGCGAGTTCACCCGATCTTGAAGCGTTTGCGCAGCTTGTCCGGCCTGGTTCAGCCCTTGGACAAGTTGCACTTGTGCGCTCGCTACATTGTCTGTACTGACGCCTAATGTTTGCGCTGCCGCTGATGCACTGGACACCGCCGTTTCATGTGCTTGTAGCGCCGTTGCCGTAGCCGTTGCCGCTGTCGCCGCCTGTTTGTAAGCGTTGGCGAGCCGCCCTTCGGCTGCTTCGGCCTGCGACACGTCCGCGTTGGCGGATTTCATCGCCGCAGACAGTCGCTCGATTTCAGCGCGCTGTTCTATCTTGCGCAGTTTGAGCTCGGACACGGCATCGGCGTAACCTTTGTCCGCCGCCTTCGCCTCAGCCGTCTGTGCCGTCAAGCGAGCGAGAGCATCGCGGGTGTCTAGCGCCGATGTGCGTGCGTCTGCCAAGGCCGCCGCCACCTGCTGCTGCGCGTCGCGTGCCCCCTGGCTCTTAACGGCGAGGCTGTCCAGTTGGGTCTTTAACTCGGCTGATCGGACAGCGGCCTGTTCTTGTTGCGTTGCCAAAGCACCCGTCATAGTGACGAGCTGCTGGAACGCCTGCAGTGCTGCCGACTGTTCCCCAAGCTGGCCGATTTCATCCGCCAGTTTTTGGAACGCTGGAGCAGCACTCCCGCCTTCTTTAGCCAGGTTTGACACCGACCGTTGCAGGTCCGCGATCCCTTGTTCCCCCAGCGTCTCCACGCTGAGAGTCATTTTCACATCGCGATTAGTGCCGGTAGCCATTCGGGCGTCCTAAATCAAAAGCCCGCCCGCGTCGTGTCGATGCGCGGCGGGCTTTTGTGGAGGGAATGTTACGCAGTGCGCAACTCGACAGTGAAGGGCTCAGCCTGACCCGTGGGGGTCTTCATCGTGCCAGGCAAATTGACTGTGTTGAACTTGTCGCTCAGGAAATCGAAGGCGGCATCGGCAGCAATGACGGCCTCGCGAACGGTGACAATGCAAGGCAGGCCATCCGCCTGGTTTACTCCGTCAAAAATAATCTCTGCACGGATGTCTGTCTTGGTAGCGCCGGAAATTTTGGTGCCCGTATATGCCCCGTAAGTGGACGTGACCTTGAGTGCTTCGTCTGCCACAATCGCACCAGTGCTCAACGCCTTGATCCAACCGAGCGCAGCATTCACCTCGTAGTCCGTTCCGGCTACATATGTGACGGTGGCACCCGTATTTGTGACGGTCTGCGCGCCAGTGAGTGCACCTTTAGACAGGGGTACCCACTTGTCCAATTTTGCCACCATCGCCTCTGCCGTGAGAGAGCCGGATACCTGCGCCACCGAAGCGGTGGTGCCCAGCAGCGCAATGACCATTGATTCCTTGTTGACCTCGTTCAGTTCCACCGTGAATGTAGCGGGCTCTTGCATGGCCACACTTTCCAGCACCTGACCATACGTGGTCTTGCCCTTGCTGGTCAATTCCAGTTTCTTAACCTTGGGCTTAATCTCAAATTTGTTGGCGTAGTAGGGACCGGCTAGGCCCAATGCCACCCCGTTTTCAATTCGGTTGATGTATACGTCGCCTGCGCCAAGAAAACCGCGTGCTGCTGACATTGGAATGCTCCTTCAAGTTGCCGCACAATGGCGGGGTTAGACAAAGATAGTTTCTTGCTTTGCACGGGATTTCCACTGCGGCACAATTTCGTTCACGGGTTGGTGAGGTCTTCGACATATTCCACGTCAATCATGACCCGCACCTGAACCAGGGAAACCCCGTCCGCGCGAGGGCCAATATCCCGGCCTGTGTAGTGCACTGACCGGACTTTGCCGCCCAGGGTTGTGCCGCCCAGGAAAATCACCCGCTTGATGTCACGGATCATCGCGTGTGCCTTCGTGTTTGGATTGTCCGGGTCGCAGGCATCGAATCCGTCAACCAAGTACGCTTGCCGAATCAAGGCTGATGGCACTCTCGCGGGCTGATCTTTCGGATCATCCGCCCCTTCAAGGATGACCGCGCAAGGGGGACGGTCATCTCCCGGCAGCTTGCGCCGACCCATCATCACGTCCCGACCAATCTCAGTCTCAAACCCGTTGACCAGGCGGATGGTAGCGATTCGAGACCTGATTTCCTCGGCCACGCCTTCGGCGGTATGTATGAGTGCTGTCATTGGAGTGATTTCAAAAGGTAGGTTTCGGCGGCCCCGCGCACTGCTTGCTCAAGGTCGTCGTGTACCTGGTTCTCAATTTCCGCGCCAACCACACGGAAAAGCTGGTACACGGAAGGGCCAAGGCGCGACTTGATGCGGTTATTTTTGTCACGGGTGAACACCAGAGGGTTGCCGTCTCTGTCCTCTTTGCCCGGCAGAGTAAAGGCGTGCTCTATCGGCTTACGGTTGCCTCGGACGACCTCGACGGACATGCCAGACGCCTTCTGCCCCGCAGGGATACCTCTCTTGGCGTCCCCCTTTGCACGCTTTGGTTGTTCAACAGGTTGTGTTTCCTGCATCGCGCCGTAATGAGACAGACCTGTCAGATACGCACGATCACTGAACGCAGTTATCGTGGCCACGGGGTTGTTTATCGTCGCGGGGTCCACTCGCATGTGCCACTGGACGTAGTGGTCCGACAAGTTGATCCCGCTAATAATGGCTCTGCGCGACATTTCATAGGCAGACGCGGCCGTCTCGTTGACGGCATCGACCAGTGCCGCACCCATGTGCTCAGGTGTCAAGTCCGCCAGTCGGTCTGCCAGGGCGACCACGGGGGCTATATCGACCCTGACGGTAAATACACTAGGCCGCGTTGCCATGATCAAACAAGTTTGAGCAGTATGAACCGCTTGTTGACGCCGTTGTCTTGATAGATCGCATCGAGGCGGTAGTTGCCGTCGGGATGCGAGAGCTCATCGTCCACCTTCGGGCTGACCGATGTTGCGATGGTTGCCACCGATCTTTCCACCATCACGTTGTCATCTGACCCTATCACCTGAACACCGTGTTCGATGTTCACGCGGCAGGGGACGGACCCGCGCAAAAGGGAGTCCTCGCCGAAAGTTGCGAGGACTCCTTGCCCAAGACGCTGGAATGCAGCGTGCATGGGTTGTTACGACGCGGCTGCCGACACTTTGATCACCGCCTCGGGCAGCGAACAGAAGTTGATCGGGTTGGACTGCGACTCCAGAGCGATGCCCTTGTCCATCGGCATGCGCTCCTGCTTGGCGTAGTAGGGGATACCTTCGGTGTTAACCGTCTCCATGTAGTCCGCAGGAGCGTAGGCGGTCTGGAACAGGCCCGACACCCCTTCTGGGTAGGCGTAGGCCAGACCGTCAGGGATGAACTGGGTAGCGCCAACGCCGCCTGCATATTCCTCGAACGTCACACCCGCAAACTCGAATGCTGTGCCGCTCTGGTCGGTCCGGGCATAGGAGTTCTGGTTGTACAACTCGAATGCCTTTTCTACCGTCGCGTGCCCAGTCAGGCCGTCGAAAAACGACTGGGAGCACAGCACTCGCACGCTCTTGAAAGAGCGGCCGCCCAGGGCAGTGGCAATCTTGCGTTTGATCTGAATGACCAGTTGTTTGACCTTGGTGGTGGGGGTTGCCAACGCCATGAACTGGGTCTGTTGCGCCACGTTGAACGTGCTGTACATATCCATCAGGACGGTGGAGCCGTCGGCGTCCAGCACTTGCCCCTTGATGGCGCCGATGCGGTGGTACTCGATAGTGACATCGAGTTGTGCCTTCATCTTAGCCAATTTTGTGCGAACACGATTCCCGGCGGCCTCGACTTCGGTTTCTTTGCCGAAGGCGCGGATGCCCTGCACCTCGTCGGCCAACATGGAGCCGGTCTGTGGTAGGTGGATAGCCTGCACAGGGATCAGCGAACGCCCGCCCAGGGAGACAGGTTCTCCTACGCCACCACGGGCAGCGGCCGGGACCAGCTTTAGGCTGGAGCCTTGACGCTCGATCATCATTGTGGTGCTGGGGATGCCGTATTCCTGAAACAGGCCGGTATCTCCGAGGCGCGTCTGCACGCGAGGGATGTCCACAATGGTTTGGGACAGGTTCGACACACTGAATGCGTCGTTGTTGAAAATGTCAAAGGTTGCCATTTGCGAATGCTCCTTGTAGTCTCGGGGGTGGTTAAGCGGCGCGACCGCGAACGATCACCCCATGGGATTTCAATTGCGCTTCGCCGGTGGCATCGAGGCCAGTCAGTGCAGCGCGGTTCACTTCGCATTCGCGGACAAACGCAACGGCCTTCACATCCCCGGCAGCCGCAGGCAGCCAGTTGTAGAGGATCGCGTCAGCGGGGCCAGCAGCAGCGTTTGCGGTGTAGGGGATGTACTTGGCATTGCCCGCAGCCACGGTGATGGTGAACTCGTCACCCGCCACTGCGGGAGTGCCGCCTGCGGTGACGGTGAAGCCCATGCCCGCCTTGCTGAACGCTACGCCCGTAGTCCCGCTGCCGATCTTGACCCCGGACGGGTCTTCCACGTCGAACTTGGTCGCGGCAGTGAACGTCAGCTTGTATGCCCCAACACTGGCGGCCGCACCGACCGTGATGGTGCCGAAAGTCGGGTTGCCGGTATTGCCAGCAGTGGCCGCAGCGGCTGCCGCACCGGTGTCACCTACTTGGGTCAACAACGAGCCAGATGCTACTGCCGCACCTGATTGCGTAACCACGATATTCTCGCGGCTGCGTTGCCCGGATGCTTCGCTCAGAACGAACTCTGCCAGGCGGGGGGTGGAGGTGAGGATTGTCATAATTCCGTTCCTTTACTTTTTAGGGGATTGCGCACGGTGCGAAGCCCAAATCGAAGCAGTGCTGACCTTGGGCTTCGCACTGCTGCGGGCCGACTGCTGGGTGTCCACTTTCCGTGCCGTGTCAATATGCACGTCGGCCTCTGCGCGGATGCGCACCAGGTCCGCGCGGGCTTGCGCCACGGTCTTACTGGCTTTGATGAAATCATCCGTCTGGTCGCTGTGACCAGTGGCATCACACAGGGCCTTGATTTCGCGGGCACTGGCGATGCGCGCCGTGACCTGATCCAGAGTCGTGCAAGCGAGTGCCCAGTCGGGTGCGTGGGTGGCGAAACCGGCATCTTTTGCCATCGCCACCACGGCATCGCCGAACGCAGGGTCAACAGGCTTGTCGTCGGTCGCGTCGTCCGGCTTGTCGTCGCCTGACGCCTTCGGTTTGGTAGCCATATAGACGGCGCGCACAGCCTCGGGCAGGTCCGCACGGTCCATGTCAAACGAGGCTTGTGCCTTCACTTCATCAATGACCTGCGTCGCCATGCCGTTGGCCAGGGCCTCGTCTGCTGTCAGCCATGTGTCCTTGGTCAGTAGCTCTGTGACGGCTTCATCGGTCATGCCACTGCGTGCTGCGTAAGTGCCGCGCACCGTGGTGCCGATCTTGTCAAGGAAGTCGGCGGTGTCGCGCAGTTCGGCGGCATTGCCAGCAGCGAACGACCAGGGGTTGTGCACCATCAGGTGTGTGTTCTTGGGCATGACCCGGTTGTCCCCAGCCATAAACACCAAGCTGGCCGCACTGGCCGCAACGCCCATCACCTTGGTAGTGATTTCCTTTCCGCTGGCGCGCAGACCGTTGTACATAGCCACGGCGGCGAACACATCCCCACCTGGCGAACTGATTTCGACATCGAGCTTGTCACCGGCCAGGGTAGATAGTTGCGCGAGGAAGTCTTTGGCCTGCACACCCCAAAAGCCGATTTCATCAAAAATCGACAGAACGGGGGGCTTGTTGTCAGCCGCAGCAATGAATGTGTAGCAAGGGCGCATGCGCAATCCTTTATGAATTACGCAAAGTATTTAGCAAATGTGTCGTATTCTCGCTGCGGCACAATTTCGCTACTGAGGCCAACTGTCGCTCAGTCGCTGGGCGTCTGATGCATGCCGGTCAGCCTTTTCAGCCACGTCTCGATACGCATTTGCGCTGTCTTTGAATAGCTCTCCAAGGGTATTGGTTCGCTCAAGGCAGGCTTCCTGGGAAGTGGCTGCGGCTCGGGTGGTTGCGGCAATCTCGTCTGACAGCCGCTCAGCAGCAGAGCGAGCGCCAGCAGCGTCATTACGCAAACCACGCTCACGAACCGCCGCTGCGCTCTGCGCCTCGATGACTGCCTCAGCACGCCGAATAGCCGCCGTTGCCGCAGATCGCTCGTCTGCCAATTGCTGTTCTGCATGTTCTACTTCCTTCGCTTGATAACGCCAGTCTTGAATGCGCCAAGCCGTGCCGAAGCTGCCCAGCGCGATCACTCCGGCAATGATCAATTGTGGCGTCATTTGGGCACCTCGCCCTTTGTGTCCTTGTAGACCGTCAGCCCCGACGCGGCCACGCGGCTCAATGCAAATACCCCCAAATACGCGGTAAAGTACCCCTCCGTCATCTTGCCGCCCAGTGTCAGGGCGATGAAGCCCCACGAGCCAATGGCCAGGGCCACGGTGTATCCAACCTTCTCGATTGACACCCGGCCCGACACGTTGTCCACCAGCATCTGCTGGAGTTTGAAATCATCGTCAGACCGATGCCAGGAGATGACCACGGCCAGCACGAGCGCAGTGCCCACCACCAGGGCGACGGTGGAGGGGTCAATGGAGCGGAGCCAAATCAGGAAGTCCACGGGCGTGCCCCCATGCTGTCCACCACCAGGG